CTTCAGGTACTGATGGAACTTCAGGTACCGATGGAACAAGCGGAACAAGTGGTACCGATGGAACTTCTGGAACAAGTGGTACTGATGGAACTTCTGGAACAAGTGGTACTGATGGAACTTCAGGTACCGATGGAACAAGCGGAACTTCAGGTACTGATGGAACTTCAGGTACTGATGGAACTTCAGGTACCGATGGAACAAGCGGAACAAGTGGTACCGATGGAACTTCTGGAACAAGTGGTACTGATGGAACTTCTGGAACAAGTGGTACTGATGGAACTTCAGGTACTGATGGAACAAGCGGAACTTCAGGTACTGATGGAACTTCTGGAACAAGTGGTACTGACGGAACAAGCGGAACAAGTGGTACCGATGGAACTTCTGGAACAAGTGGTACTGATGGAACAAGTGGTACTGATGGAACAAGTGGTACTGATGGAACAAGCGGAACAAGTGGTACCGATGGAACTTCTGGAACAAGTGGTACTGATGGAACAAGTGGTACCAATGGAACTTCTGGAACATCAGGTACTGATGGAACAAGCGGAACAAGTGGTACTGATGGAACTTCTGGAACAAGTGGTACTGATGGAACTTCTGGAACAAGTGGTACTGATGGAACTTCAGGTACCGATGGAACAAGTGGTACCGATGGAACTTCTGGAACAAGTGGTACTAATGGAACTTCTGGAACAAGTGGTACTGATGGAACCTCAGGAACTGATGGAACATCTGGAACCTCAGGAACTGATGGAACCTCAGGAACTGATGGAACAAGTGGTACTGATGGAACAAGTGGTACTGATGGAACAAGTGGTACTGATGGAACAAGTGGTACTGATGGAACAAGTGGTACTGATGGAACAAGTGGTACCGATGGAACAAGTGGTACCGATGGAACAAGTGGTACTAACGGTACATCGGGAACTGATGGAACTAATGGAACATCAGGTACTAACGGATCTTCAGGTACTAACGGAACATCAGGAACAGCTGGAACTAGCGGCGTAGATGGAATATCATCAGGTCAAATATATTTTTTCAATGAAAGTATTAATTCGGACGTTTCAGGTTACAAAGAATTAAGTTTAAATCCAACATCTACGGGTCAAGTAACGGTAACTACAAATTTAACAGGTAGTCAAACTGGTGCTTTAGTTCAAGATTTTATGACACCTGAATTAGGATTTTCAATAATACCTGGTGGTGTACAAAGATTTAAGTTATATTATTTACTACCTGCGGTAAACGCTGATGTTGAAGGGTATGTTGAAATCCAATTGGCTGATTCATCGGGGTCTTTAATGGGACCTACAATAACTTCTAATGTTAGTGCATTGCCTTATGTTGACCCAACTAATCCGGGATTACTTGAGGTTGATATAGTATTACCTACAACATCAATATCCACAACTGATAGAATGGCGATAAGACTTTATCTTAATAATTTAGATTCGACAAGTCGTAGTGTTGTATTTTATACTGAAGGTAATGCTAACTATTCATATATAATAACATCAGTTGGTCAAATCGCTGGTACATCAGGAACTTCAGGTACTAACGGATCATCGGGATCAAACGGAACTTCAGGTACTAACGGTACTGACGGAACATCGGGAACTAATGGAACTTCAGGTACTAACGGTACTAATGGAACATCAGGTACTAACGGAACTAATGGAACTTCAGGTACTAACGGAACTAGTGGAACGGATGGTACGTCAGGAACTAATGGTACGTCAGGTACAAACGGAACCAATGGAACATCAGGAACCAATGGAACATCAGGAACCAATGGAACATCAGGAACAAACGGAACCAATGGTACCTCAGGTACTGACGGAACTTCAGGGACTGATGGAGGTAATTTAACAGCATCTAATTACGTTGCTAAAGGAGTTAAAGGAGGTACCATTCAAACAATAACAAATGGAAGTGACCAAGTTGTAACATTTGTTGATGAGTTTGACCCTAATGGTTGGATAACATCCAATAAATTCCAACCAAACATTGAAGGGTATTATATTATTCAAGTTTCGGTATGGTGGTATCCTGCGTCAACAGTATCAGGGCAAAATAATATCCAACTTAGAAAAAATGGTAGTACACAAGTTGCGATTCAACAATTTCCACTTGTTACTACTGAAGGGTACGGTCAAGAAATTGATATTATAGTATATTTTAATGGTTCTACTGATTATATCGAGGTTACTGCTTACACCTCTAATCCAACATCGCAAGACATACACGGTGAGAGTTCAGGTACTTGGATTACCGGATCATTAGTTGTTGGTGGCGGAACTTCAGGTACTGATGGAACTTCAGGTACTAATGGAACCAACGGAACATCAGGAACCAATGGAACCAATGGAACCAATGGTACTTCAGGTACTGACGGAACTTCAGGAACCAATGGAACATCAGGTACTAACGGAACATCAGGTACTAATGGATCCTCAGGAACCAATGGAACATCAGGTACTAACGGTACTAACGGAACCTCAGGTACTAATGGATCCTCAGGAACCAATGGAACATCGGGTACTAACGGTACTGACGGAACATCAGGTACTAACGGAACCTCAGGTACTAATGGATCCTCAGGTACTAACGGTACTGACGGAACATCAGGAGCCAATGGAACTTCAGGTACTAACGGTACTAACGGAACCTCAGGTACTAACGGAACATCAGGTACTAACGGAACATCAGGAACTAACGGAACATCGGGTACTAACGGTACCAATGGAACATCAGGTACTAATGGATCCTCAGGTACTAACGGAACATCAGGAACCAATGGAACATCAGGTACTAACGGTACTAATGGAACATCAGGTACTAATGGAACATCAGGAACCAATGGAACATCAGGAACCAATGGTACTGACGGAACATCAGGAACCAATGGAACATCAGGTACTAATGGATCCTCAGGTACTAACGGTACTAATGGAACATCAGGTACTAATGGAACATCAGGAACTAATGGAACCAACGGAACATCAGGTACTAATGGATCCTCAGGAACCAATGGAACATCAGGTACTAACGGTACTAATGGAACATCTGGTACTAATGGATCCTCAGGAACCAATGGAACATCAGGTACTAACGGTACTAATGGAACATCTGGTACTAATGGATCCTCAGGAACCAATGGATCCTCAGGAACTAATGGAACATCAGGTACTAATGGAACCAACGGAACATCGGGTACTAATGGATCCTCAGGAACTAATGGAACATCAGGTACTAACGGTACTAATGGAACATCAGGAACCAACGGAACTAATGGAACTTCAGGTACTAATGGAACTTCAGGTACTAATGGAACTTCAGGAACCAATGGAACTTCAGGAACTAACGGAACCAATGGAACTTCAGGAACCAATGGAACATCAGGTACTAATGGAACTTCAGGAACCAATGGAACCAATGGAACTTCAGGTACTAACGGAACTTCAGGAACTAATGGAACCTCAGGAACCAACGGAACTAATGGAACTTCAGGAACCAACGGAACTAATGGAACTTCAGGAACCAATGGAACTTCAGGAACCAATGGAACTAATGGAACCTCGGGTACTAACGGAACTTCGGGAACCAATGGAACCAATGGAACTTCAGGTACTAACGGAACTTCGGGAACCAATGGAACCAATGGAACTTCAGGTACTAACGGAACTTCAGGAACTAATGGAACCTCAGGAACCAACGGAACTAATGGAACTTCAGGAACCAACGGAACCAATGGAACTTCAGGTGCTAACGGAACTTCAGGTACTAACGGTACTAATGGATCTTCAGGTACTAATGGAACATCGGGTGTAAGCGGATTAAACGGTACTAATGGAACATCAGGTACTAATGGTACTAACGGAACATCGGGTACTAACGGAACATCGGGTACTAACGGAACATCGGGTACTAACGGAACTAATGGAACTTCAGGAACTAATGGGACATCAGGTACTAACGGTACTAATGGAACTTCAGGAACTAATGGGACATCAGGTACTAACGGTACTAATGGAACTTCAGGAACCAATGGGACATCAGGTACTAATGGAACTTCAGGTACTAATGGAACTTCAGGTACTAATGGAACTTCAGGTACTAATGGAACATCAGGTATCAATGGTGTAGATGGTGCATCTGGAACATCGGGAACTAATGGAACTAATGGAACTTCAGGTACTAACGGTAGTCCAGGTAGTCCAGGTAGCCCAGGAACATCTGGTACTAACGGTACTAACGGAACCTCAGGTACTAATGGAACTTCAGGTACTAACGGTAGTCCAGGTAGTCCAGGTAGCCCAGGAACATCAGGTACTAATGGTACTTCAGGTACTAGTAGTGGTGGTGCAGCTGCAGTTATTGTATTAGGTGGCGGTATTTGTTCATCAATTAGATGTGGTGCGAATAACCAGGCAACTGCAAATTACAGTGCAGCCCTAAGCGGTAGATGCAATTCTTCAGGAGCTGCTTTTTCAGTAATCAGTGGAGGTTGCTATAATCGAACAACTAACCTATCCTGTAATTCAGTAATCGGTGGAGGCCTTGTTAACTATATTAGCTCCTGTTATTCAACAATTGGTGGTGGTTGTCTTAACAGAGTTTGTATTCCAAGAGCTACCATTTCGGGAGGGTTATGTAACCTTATAACTGGTGCTTGCTCAACTATTGGTGGTGGATTTGATAATTCCATAGCTAGTCGTAGGGCAACTATCGGTGGAGGTAATACCAATAGTGCTGCAGGTGATTCAGATCTTGCAACAATTGGTGGTGGATGTGGAAATGAGATAGGTAGTTGTGGTATAGCTGCTGTGATTTCAGGAGGATATCAAAATTCCGTGGACGCTGGTTATTCAGCAATCGGAGGGGGAGCTTCAAATCAGATTGGTTCTGCTAGCCATAAATTTATCGGAGGAGGAAAGGGCAACTTTGTAACTAAAAACACAGGATGCTCCTCAGTTGTTGGAGGACAGGATAATGCCATTGATGGTGATGCCATAAGATCATTTATTGGAGGTGGATATGGAAATATTATCACTGGTTATGCTTGTCTTAGTTCGATCGCTGGTGGAAGGCAGAATGCAATATATCAGGGTGCTTGCCATTCTTTTATCGGGGGCGGAAGATATCATAAAATTCGAAGTGGTTCATGTTATAGCTCCATAGGAGGTGGTTTTAATAATGATACAGCAGGTTGCTATAATGTGCATATGTTAGGAAGTAATCTTACTGCTAATCAAAATAACGCAACATTTGTCCAATATATTGTTAAAACTGGTGGTGGTACTTTTAGTATTGACCACCCAAACCCTAAATTAAGTGATGAATTGAGATTAAATCACTCTTTTGTTGAATCACCAACAGCAGGGGATAATATTTATAGATTTAATATTGTAGTTGTTAACGGGGAAGCAATAATTGACTTACCAGATTATTTCAAATATCTAAATAAAGACGCTCAAGTTTGGATAACACCTAAAAATGGATTTGGAATTGCTTATGGTGTTATAGACGACACGTATTCAAAGATAACAATTAAGGCAAATCTTGATATAGAATATGATGTACTTGTTATAGGTACAAGGAAAGATAAGAATACTAAATTCTGGAAAGGCGCTGAAACACCACAACCCAAAAGAACTGAAACCCCGCAATCAGAATAAATAATTTGAAATTTTTTTCATCAATCGCAGTATAATAATAAAAACATCTCGATTGATGAAAAAAATAATATTCAACTCATCATTACCTAGATCTGGATCAACACTTTGGCAAAATATAATTGCACAAAATCCTGATTTCTATTGCACTCCCACTTCGGGACTTGCTGACATGGTGCTTTCCTCCAAGAACGCTTATAATAATTCGCAAGCTGTTTTAGCTCAGGATCCGGAGGTCATGAAGAAAGCTTTCATAGGATATTGTATGGCAGGAATTCAGGGATATTTTAATGACATAACGGACAAACCATTTGTACTCGAAAAAAGTAGGGAATGGGGAGTAAATTACGGACTTCTTAATATGCTCCAGCACGAACCCAAGGTTGTCTGTATGGTTAGGGATCTTAGATCCGTATATTCATCAATGGAGAAGAATTTTAGAAAAAACCCACATCGCGAGAATCATGTGCAGAATGTTCCGGAATTGGTCGGTACAACTCTCAGAAAAAGAATAGATATTTGGGCTGATGGTGTACCTGTTGGTGTTTCTGTTGATAGATTGAGAGATATAATAGATCAGGGAATAGATAAAAATATACTTTTTATTAGATACGAGGACCTTATGAGCGATCCAGAATCAGAGGTTAAAAGATTCTACGACTATATAGGGATTGACTATTATCCAGGACATAATTTTAAAACAATCGAGCAGGTAACACATGAAAATGATTTAATTCATGGAATATACGGTGATCATAAATTAAGAACCGAATTTAAAAGACTACCTGATGATTATGAGGAGATATTAGGATTTGAGCTTTCTCAGGCAATCAAGAATACCTATGGATGGTTCTATGATTATTTTGAATATGTGTAATAAATAATCGATAATTAATTTTTATAATAATGGCAATTTATATACTAACCGGTCAACCTCATTCAGGAAAAACAACCCTCGCTAATCATTTAAAAAATTCTTTGGATAAATCTTTCGTTATAGATGGTGACGATCTGAGGGAAATACTGAATAATAAGGATTATTCTGAAGCGGGAAGAAGAAAGAACATAGAGACAGCTCATTCGATAGCTAAATACTTATCTAGGCAGGACGTTAATAACAATATAATAATATCATTGGTTAGCCCGTATAAAGATCTTAGAGACAGTCTAAAATGCGAAAATGGAGCTGTCGAATTTTATATACATACTTCTGAAATAAGGGGAAGAGAATCTTTTCATGTAGCAGAATATCAAAAACCTACTGAAGATTTTACTGATATTGACACTACTGGAATATCAGAAACTGAATCACTAAAACAAATATTATGGAAAATTGGTCAAAAAAAGTCCATGTAAAATCATCACTGCAGCCTAAAGATAGTCAATATGCTATGTTTATTGGTAGATGGCAACCACTTCATCCAGGTCACAAAGCTATGTTTCAACAAGCTATAAACGATGGTAAGAAGGTATTAATTGCAATCAGAGATATTGAGCCAGATGAAAAAAATCCTTGGACTCCCAACGAAGTTATGCTTAATATACATTCCGAGATTAGAGATCTAGTTAGTGAAAGGCTAGCAAAGATCATAATAATTCCAGATATATGCTCAGTTGAATTTGGTAGAGGTGTTGGTTACGATATAATCGAACATATCCCACCAACTGAAATAGCCAATATATCAGCAACTGCGGTTAGAGAGGAATTAAGGAAAGAAGGAAAATTATAATGGAAACTAATCAGGAAATTCTAAAAAAGTCAGATAGAAAAGAAAATAGATCTAATATGATAAGACACATATTAAAAACACTTTCTTATAGAATATTAGGCACGATGACAACTGTAATTACTGCATATATGTTAGGAGCTTCGGTAGAATTAGCATCATTACTAGGTATGGGAGAGATTGTTTTCAAGCCTATTATATATTTTTTGCATGAGAGAATTTGGTATAAATTCATCAGGATAGGATCAAAAAAATAAGCACATGAATATAATATTGGAGGTTTCTGGTGGATTGGGTAAAAGCTTTATGTCCACCGCTGTAGTAAAAGCTTTACGTAAACAGTATACTAGAGATAACATAATAGTGGTAACATCATATCCCGATGTTTTTAAAGGTAATAATAATGTTAATAGAATTATTACCCACGCAAATGCGGGTCCAATTTATAGGGATTTTATTAACAACAAGGAAGCTAAAGTATTTATTACCGATCCATACACAACCTCCGATTTTATAACGGAAAAAAAACATCTTATCGAGATATGGTGCGATTTGTGTGGTGTCCCTTATGATGGGGAACTGCCTGAATTATTTATAAGTAAATCTGAAAGACAATATTATGAGCAGTTTTATAAATTAGATAAGCCTATAATGGCTATACATCCGAATGGTGGAAGCATAGAGCAACCTCTAAAATATAGCTGGACCCGAGATATTCCGCAACCAATAATTGAGAATATTATAGAGCACTATAAAGATGATTATTCCGTGGTACATATAAGAAGGGAAGATCAATTTCAATATGATAACACAATTTCTGCATTGGATAATTTTAGAAGCATTGCAATTATGCTGACCCTTTCAGAAAAAAGACTTCTTATAGACTCATCTGCGATGCATATAGCATCTTCCCTGGGTTTACCGTCAACAGTTGCCTGGATCGGAACAAATCCCAAAGTTTTTGGCTATAATATACATGATAATATAATTGCTAATCCACATACGGAAAAGCACGATATATCGAATAATTACTATCAGAAATATATGTTATTTGAGGATATCAGTAGAATACCATATTCCGATATGAATGACATTTTTAATATTAGCGATATTATAGATAGCATAAATAAACAATAAAAATAAAAAATATGGAAAATGAATTAAAATTACCTGAAGATCTAATTTTAGAAATTCAAAATCTGAAAGAGGTTTTGATGGATAATATAATTAAAGTGGGTAGATTAAGTGTACAGAAATCCTTTTACGAGAAGGACCTTTCCGCTATAAACAACGAATTAGAATCCTTACATAACGAAGCTTCTGACATATATGCTAGGGAGGAAGCTTTGCAGGAGAAGGTAGTCGGTAAATACGGTAAAGGTAAACTCGATTTTGAGACTGGATTATTTACGAAGGATATGTAATTCCTTATGAAGAAACTCTGTATAGATATAAGCGAGGCTAGAGCTATTGGCGATACATTATGTGTATCGCCAGTTTTGCGTAAACTATATTACTCATATGGTAGAAAAATATCTATAATAACTCATCATACAGATATATTTAGAAATAATCCATATGTTGATTCTCTATATCTTCCTGGTGATCTTGATTTGGATGATGATTTCGAAATATTTAGAACTTTCGATGTAAACTATAAATCCGATGGCATATGCAATAAGCATAATACTATTGACATTAGGCAGTTCCATGCAATTAGCCTTGGATTCATGTTAAATCAGGAGGAACTTACTTTGGATTTTTTCCCTTCTGATTTTGAAGAAATACAGGGACTTCCCGATAGATACGTTCTTATACATCCCGTACAAAACTGGGAATCCAGAACATGGGATAGAGAAAAATGGATTCTATTAGTCAGAGCTTTGAATGCGGGCGGAATAAGTGTGGTTTCTGTCGGAAAGGAGTCATCCGAAATGGGTGGATCCAATGTTCAAAAGCCAACCTTTAATTTTGATATTGAATTGGGTATGAATTTACAGAACAAAACATCATTATCTCAGACGTGGTGGCTGATTGAAAAAAGTGAATGCTTCGTTACTATGGATTCTGGTCTTCTACATTTAGCAGGTACTACCGATTCTGAAATAATTCAATTAGGCAGTTCAATAGATAATAAGTTTAGAGCACCATATAGAAAGGGATCTCAGGAATATAAATACCATTATGTTTCTGGTGGATGTAATTTGAAATGTGCGTCTGATATAAAATATGGTGTAAGAGAATGGAACACGATACAGGGAATACCTTCGTTGGTCGGATGTCTGGAGGGAAAGAAAACTTTCGAATGCCATCCAAGCGTAATGAGTGTTTATAATAAAATAATGTCCACTGTTAATAAATAAGTATCCGGATGGGTAATAAAATAATATTGATTAGTTCATATTGCGATAATGAGGAAAAGATTAGTGTATTAGAATCTAATATAAGAACACTAAAAAATCTCGGTCTGGATGTTATGCTTAATAGTCCTATTGATATACCAAATAGGGTCTCCTCATTATGCGATTATTATATAAGAACTAAAGATAATCCGATTATCGACTGGCCAATTAAATCGGTATCGGTTTGGTCTGAATATCGATGTAAAGGGAAGAAAATAATTATGAATAGATGTCTACCTGATTACGGATGGGCAAATATCCATCAGGTAAAAAAATTATCAGAATATGCATTAACGTATGATTATGAATATTTCTACCATATAATATATGATATAAAAATTGACGATACCGTTTTGAGTGGTATACTATCCGATGCGGAATGTAATTTCTATCATTTCCATGAGCATTGGGTAAGTCTACATTTTATGCTATTTGATAGGAAAAACTTAGTATCATTTATATCTGGATTAAATATAAATGAATATATTGAATTTTGTGGAATTGCTGAAACCTGGCTAAAAAACTACCTGGAGAATTCAGATTTGCCGTATAAAGTGGATGATTGTTATGTTGATGACCATATACTTTTTCATAATGGAGTAGATCTTTTTAATTATTCGGGATTTTCTGAATTTAGGTATTTCATAGCTAAAAATGCTATGGAAAATAATTCTATTAAAATTTATTTCTATGGTGTTAAAAATCATATTGATTTAAAAATCCACCTTAATTCAACCACAAAAATATACGAAATAGCTGATAGAGATATAATAGATCTTGAATTATCTCGCGATGACATGATATCTGTCATAATTGAATATAACGGATTAACCGAAGATATAACTGAAAAAATAAGATCCATAACACACAATAATATTAATTTATATGAAGAGAATTAAACTATTATATTTAACCCCACATCTATCAACCGGTGGAATGCCTCAGTTCGCACTGAAGAGAATACAGAAACTTAATGAATATAGTGATGAGATAGAAATCTTTGTTGTCGAGTACTCCAAATTTAGTGATACCTATGTTGTCCAAAGAAATTCAATACTTGAAATGATTGACAGTGATCATTTCTTTACACTGGGGGATACATCCGATACTAGAAGAAAATATGAGATAATTCAGATAATTAAGGATAATGATATAGATTTAGTTCATTCAGAGGAAATATTAGAGGGATTTGAAAGTTTTAATAAGATCCCTGCTGATTTAATTAACATGTTATATTCCGATGATAGAAGCTGGAGAATGATTGAAACCTGTCATAATATTTGGTTTGATCCGAAAGAATTTAAAAAATTAAAACCTGATGCATATTCATTAATTTCACCACATCATACGGAAAAAACATTCGCATCTGAGTCCTCATATAAGGAGCTTCATCTATATCCATATGAGAATAAAACAGATATAAGAATAAAAAATAGGAAGAATTCTATCAAAAAACTGGGATTTGATAGAAATAAGAAAAACGTTCTCAATGTTGGATTATGGACTAGTGGAAAGAATCAGGGAGAGGGAATAGAAATTGCTAGATTCATAGAATCATCTAGTCCTGATGTATTTTTTCATTTTGTAGGTAATTTAGCTCCAAATTTCGAAAATTACTGGGGAGATATAACAAAGAATCTACCAAGCAATGTTAAGATATGGGGGGAGCGTGACGATGTTGATGAATTCATGATAGCATGTGACGCCATGATGTTTAATTCTACCTGGGAATGCAATCCTTTAGTTATAAGAGAAGCCATAGGATATGGCATGAAGATATTAGCCAGAAATCTACCGCAATATTATAACATGTATGATGGATACATCACTCCGATAGAGGGTGATATAAAAGAAATATCGGGACGACTTATTGATATGCTTGAATCTGATATTGAATATCAGGTACCTGATGATTCTAATTTTGGTAGGACATTATTGGATTTCTATAGGAAGGTAATGGAGATAGAAATAACACCACAGCCTAAAATAGAAAATGACTACGAGTTTATACAACATTTTGTTGGTCAGCCCTATTTCGAATTAAGAGGCAGTAGTAGTAATAAATTTAAGGTGGAATTCTCTGATGGTGGAAAAATTATACATTCGGATCTCCTAAATTTTAATAGCTGGTCGAAATTAAACAGAAAATATTATACCAAATGGGACACAACGGTATATGAAAATGGTGAAATAATATATAAGAATTCATTAGATCTTAGGGACAGAAGAGTTTATATTGCATTTGGATCTAAATCTCTAGGTGATACTCTTGCGTGGATACCTTACATGGAGGAATTTAGAAAAATTCATAATTGCGAATTGATAGTTTCTACGTTCATTAATCACTTATTCATTGAACAGTATCCCAATATTACTTTTGTCAATCCAGGGGAAACTGTAAATAATTTATATGCCCAATATAATATTGGATGGTATTATGACAGTAACGGAAATATTGATTATAATAAGGTTCCAAACGACTTTAGAAAACAACCTTTACAGAAGACAGCCACTGATATACTCGGTCTCGAATATAAGGAAATAAAGCCTCGTTTAAATTTACCTAACGTGAAAAAAAAGAAAAAAGTTGGGATAGGATTTCATTCAACTGCTCAGGCCAAATACTGGAACAATCCTAACGGATGGCAAGAGGTAATTGATCATCTTAATTCGATTGGTTATGAATGCATGATATATTCCAGAGAGGGAGACGGATATATGAATAATGCATATCCAAAAAATGTTGATGTGTTTAAAGGCGGAAATCTACAGGATGTAATAAATGATCTGTGTGAGTGTGAATTTTTCATTGGCTTGGGCTCTGGATTAAGTTGGCTAGCTTGGTCATGTAAATTACCAATCATTTTGATTTCTGGATTTAGTGAAAGATTTTCTGAAACTTCATCCGACACATATAGAATTATTAACGAGGATGTTTGCCACGGATGCTTTAATTCGGAAATGCTAGATGCTGGAGATTGGAATTGGTGTCCATTACATAAAAATTCGGAGAGAATGTTTGAGTGTACAAAACAAATTAATTCTAATATGGTTACCAAGGAAATAGATAGATTAATTGGGGAAAATCACATACCAAATTTTGATTGGGGTTGGATGAACGATGGTAGTTCTAATGGTAATTATCACAAGAAACTTATGTATAATGAGATATTTGAGCAAAAAATATATGAGAGATTCTTTGAAGTTGATCATTCCGATATTGTATTGGATGTTGGTTCTAGCGTCGGCCCATTCACATATTCGATATTAAAGAAAAATCCTAAACATGTATTTTGTATAGAACCTAGTGAGAGTGAATTTACTACACTAGTTAAAAATACATTAGGTAATCCGGTTACTCATATAAATAAGGGATTATCAGATATAAATGGAGTTATCGAATATGATCAATTATTTGGAGGAGAAACACATATGGAATCCATTACCTTTGATAAGCTCGTTAAATTATACGGTCTGAATAGGATAGATTTCATGAAAACTGATTGTGAGGGCGGTGAATATGAGATTTTTAAGAAAGATAATCTTGACTTTATTAAAAAAAATATAAAGAAGATTGCCGGCGAATGGCATTTAATGAGTAAAGAAAATAAAGAAAAATTCAGGGATTTCCGGGATAATATATTAATAGAGTTCGATCGATATGAGGTATTATCATTAGATGGTATTGATATAAAATGGGATCTATGGAACGAACATTTTATAGAGTATTATAATGAGGTCCTTATATACATAGATAATAGATAGTATTAAAAATATGATAAATAGAAAAACTTTTTAATTTATGCGAATAGACGTTTCTGTGGGAGAAATTGTTGATAAGTTATCAATATTAGAAATTAAGAAAAATAATATATCGGATAGGGATAAACTTGTTAATATAAACAGTGAGTTTGAATACCTCTATTCGATTGTATTTAACGATCTTTTGATTGATTACGAAGATTTTTCCGGACTTGTTTTAATCAACGAGGAATTATGGAAGATAGAGGATAGGATAAGAATAAAGGAAAGAAGAAAAATATTTGACTCGGAATTTATATCTTTGGCTAGATCAGTTTATATAACTAATGACAAAAGGTCAGAAATTAAAAAGTATATAAATTTAAAATATGGTTCTATTTTTACCGAGGAAAAATCATACGAAAAATACTAAGTATTAGAAATTGAGAAAATGCTGGATCATAAGTCCAGCATTTTCTTTTTAGATATATACATAAATAATTAAAAAGATGAGTTTCGTACCAGAAGATAAGTTTCCAAAGCCAACCACTCCTGTATACAATACCAGTGGTGAGCAATATAATCTATCGGATCAGAGATTTAATTATCATGATGGACTACAGAATACAGACAAAGTAAAAAGCTCATCAACTGATAATATATTCTCTACCCCCGAGGGTGCAATGGCTAGATCACAGCAGATAGGCTGTGGTGGATATCATCAGGTAACAATAAACGGGGAAACCTTTTACAAACCGTGCGAGGATTCATCTTACTATGATCTAAGAATAGAACAATTAGATAGTGCATTAAACTTCACCTATATAGGTAATTATAGGGTGTTATCATGGGATAAACCTTTCGAGAATGTTACTAAATTTAATGGATGGATAATAGATGCATCGAATAGTAATAACTCAGGATCTATATTAGATGCGAATGACATATCAATAGATTTTAGATATAGTATAGATGGTAAAAGCTGGTCTTTATGGACAAACGTAGGTACTGCTTTAGGTGGACTAACTAATGAATTTTCCTCTCTCTTTGATATAGCATTAGATCCCAATAACAAATTCTATCCCGAATTTAGATTTACCTCGGTTCTAATTAATGATGACGGGACTATAATCTATAATACCGAGGAACCCATAGATCCTACTATAGTTATAGTTTCTTTTGAATTGGACCTAGATTATGGGCCAACCCCGGAGGTTGTTATTTATAAACCAGCACCAGTTTGCACAAATGAGGTTTCATCTAGGCCGGTTGTATTTTCAAACTGTAATTTTACTTTTAATCCATATGCTGTTAATCGTGCTCTAAATTTATATCAGGATCTTAGTTTAATGGTTAATAATGTTTTTGGACTGGAAGCAAACTATTATTCAATACAACCGCAAGCCCGAGGGAAAGATGTTATACTTAGGGAATATACTTTATTCAATGTAGTTGACGAGAAATGTGTTAAGATAGTGGTTCCGCAAAATCAGTTTCCTGACAATAAAATGAACTTTGACCCATTCGGTCTTCAGTTTGAAGAACCTTTTGAAATACAGATTGACAAAAGATATTTCGAGAGTATATTTGGTAAGGGATCGCAACCAAGGAAGAGAGATATTCTTTATTTTCCTATTGCAAATAGAATATATGAAATAAATTCTACATATCTTTTTAGAGATTTTATGAATTCCCCTGTTTACTTTAAGGTTGAGCTTAAAAAATACACACCTAAAAGTAATACGTATTTTCAGGACCCAGCTTATAAAGAGGAGCTGGAGGGAATATCTTTAACAACAAGCGATCTATTTGGAGCTGAAACTAGAGACGAGGAAACTAAAGCTACCAAACCACAGCAATACGCAACCACAATAACACAATTGTCTCAAGATCCTATAAGATCATATATCTATAAGGAGCTTCAAACAATTGAATATGACCTAAATAATAACTGGACCATAGTTGCTAATAATTATTATGATTTATCTGCATCATTTAATGATGATTCTGAATTCGGGTATGACCCGGACAGATATAGAAATGCAATTAGATATAAATTCTTACCAAAATCCGATTCGTCCACAGAATTAGCATTTACTACATGGTTTAATATAAGAAATTACTATGACAATCAGCAATTATTAAGAAGACCATATCCTGTAATAAACTTGACCCTAGAGAATTCTACCGATGATTTATTATACTTTAATTCATTCCCTAAAAGACATAGACTTGAGAGCTGGCAATCATACGCATCAAATCCTAATGGATATGTAGCTATTAAAGGTGACAAACATCATTCGGGTGGATATCAGGTAGTCTCAGTTTTGGATGAATATAGATTCACTGTTGTTAATAACACCACAGTTTTTTCCGAAGGCACCATAATATGGAGAATGCAAAAAGCACAAAGTCGAAATTTGATTAGTGGTTTATATCAGGATATGGATGATTCGATAAAAGGATTCAGAGTGGATATAGTTCATTCCGGAGTAATGGATGATACAGGTAACCAGTTTTTAGAGACTGGTAGTTTAGTGATAAGATTGAATGATACAATAATAAACTCACCTCTCCAATTTACACCAGTTTACGGTGATTGGTATTCAATCGTTGTAAACTTCTCCAATGTTTATAAGCAGATTTCTGCAAATGTATGGGAAATGTCATATGATCCGGTAAATCCTAATGAGCAGACTAGTAAACTTAACAAGGTTCACGAGGTTGTAAGAATGTTTACCGATCCTATATTATTCAATGCTCCATCTGTAATAAATAACGATACAGCTAGTCCGTTCTATGGTACCGATGATAATTCATATAAAATATTTACTGGTCCGATATTCTTAACTAATATTAGATTATTTAAGAATATGATAGATATAGATACACAATCTACAGTTCTGAATCAGAATGTAGTTAGAGATGCACAATTAGCACATATAATAGATAACGCAAAACCATTATTAAAAGCACCTAAGTTTGCTAGAAATAGATAAATTATGCCAAGAAGAAAACCAAAACCGGAAAAAGTTCTGGAAGAAAAAATTAAAGAAAGCTTAGATTCCATTATAATGGAGGAAGCATTGGATAATATAGCAGCTGATACTGAAGATCTGCCAAGATTAAAAAGTACGGAAGTTATGGATTTTGCAACAGAAAAATCCACTGCATTATCGGAGGCAAAGGCTCTTTTAGATTCAATATCCAATTTTTATTTAGATAATTTATCTAAGAACGATGCTACCCATGTTGAGTTTAAAAAAAAGATGGACACCATGAATATATCAGCGATGATGTTTCAGCTAAAGTCATCTCAACATGCAATTACCAAATTACTAGAGGAAATAGATCTTGGTAACATGCACCCTAGACTGTTCGAAGTTCTTGCACAATTACAATCCCAAATCATGCAGATGCCCAAGGATTACCAGGGATATCTCGAGAAGATGGAACAAAATTACAAGAAAACTAGGATTGAGTCGGACGAAAAAAGACATTCTAGTGGTGTTGTGATGGACCAAGAATATACCTCGGATGGATCTTATGCTCCAGCTATGAATAATGGCGATGGTATTAGATCCAGAGGAACTAGAGGTATAATGGAGGGTTTAAGAGATATTATAAATAGCTCTGAGGTTGTTGATTTAACTCCCGAGATAGTCGATCCTAATTCGGTGGTAAATGCTAGACAGAAAAAGATAATAGATATTAATAATCCTAGAAGTATACAGGAAGATTTAGATTCTGGTATGGAGGATTATTCAGTTGAGGACGATATATTAGAATAATTGGATCAATGAGTAATTTACCCGCAGCAGAGCAACAAGAAACATCCTACTGGACAACAGCCAGAGTTGATGAATTATTAAGAAGAGTCGATGAGGATGGATTGGATTATAAAGAGGTTGACAATCCCTTTCATGACCAGGATCCTGAACTGAAGAGATCTAATATTCTTTGGGAATATACCGGTGATGAAATATTAGAGATGAAAAAATGTGCGGAGGACGTTAGTTATTTTGCTAAGTATTGTAAAGTAATGACTGACACCGGATTGGATTATATACGTCTTAGAGATTACCAATCATCAGTTCTTAGAGAATACCAGAATAATAGATTTAATATATTCTTAGCACCCCGACAGGTTGGTAAATCTATAACTTCCTCGATTATATTAGTTTGGTATCTACTTTTCAATCACGATAAAAATGCGATGATTCTTGCTAACGTCGGTGACACTGCGGAGGAATTAATGGATAAGATAAAATCAATTATAAAGGGACTTCCCTTTTACATGAAACCCGGTATGGTTGTCAATAATGTTATGACAATGAGATTTGATAATGGGTGTAGGGTATTAGCTAAAACCACAACTAAAACTTCAGGTATTGGTTTTACCATACATTTTCTATACATGGATGAGTTTGCCCATATTAATCCTAATTTTATGGAGGCTTTCTTTAGATCGACTTACCCGACCGTATCATCATCCAAGGTTTCCCGAATAATAATAACATCGACCCCAAATGGAATGAATAAGTTCTATGACATTTATCAGGGTGCAATAACGGGGGAAAATAGTTTTAATCCGATCAGAGTTGACTGGTGGCAAGTTCCAGGCAGGGATGATGAATGGAAAAAGAGGGAGATTGGTAACCTTGGAAGCGAGGAATTATTTAATCAGGAGTACGGTAATCAATTTTTAAGCTCTTCGAGTTTACTTTTAGGTTCAGATGAATTAAAAAAGATTAGAAGAAACGAGGTTGAGTATGAATGGAGGGAATTAAGTGCTCTTCATTATGGTGATGTAAATTACGAGAATCTATTATGGCATCCAAAGTTTGATATAGATAAATGTAATCAGCCGGGGAAAAAATTTGTTATATCAATAGATCTAAGCGGTGGCGGTAGCGGTGACTTTACTGTTATAAATATATTTAAAGTAACGCCTCTTCCTAAGTTTATAATAGAAAAAATAGAAGAGTTTGAAGATGAAGCTGATTTTTTCGGCCTTGTCCAGGTTGGTGTGTTTAGGGATAATGAGATAAAATTAGAAGAGGTAACGAAGCTTCTTCAATTATTATGTAGCGAAATCCTTACTGTGGATAGAGTTAAAATAGCTCTCGAGATGAATTATAAAGGTGAATTGCTTTATGAGAAATTGATGGCGAGGGAGGATTTTTTCGATGAGATGTTTTTATTTACCAAGCACACAGAAGCTGCTAGAGTCATGAAAGTTGGTATAAAGTACAACGAGAAAAATAAAATGAAATATTGCGAGGTACTAAGAGGATTGATAAAAAGCGATAGAATACTGGTAAATGATAAAAAATGGACGGTACCTGAACTTTTCACCTTTGGTCTAAATAACAGAGGCACATATTCTAGCCAGAGTGGACACGATGACGTTGCAATGACACTGGTTAATCTTCCCGGATTATTCGAGGGATATGACTTTAACCAATTGGTCGGGGAGGTATTTGACGAACTTGAAGATAATTCATATAAGGATCTCATAATAAAAAAACTTGAGGATGGACAAACTGGAGAAGAAGACGGAAGAGGTCCAAGTACGAAGGACGGTAAAATGTTTGGAGACTTTAATAGCATGATGTAATAGTATAACACATAATTCCCATTTTGTTTTTGATATATAGTCTAGAAGCAAAAATATCTTTAATAAATAATGGCAAATAAGGTAAAAATAGACTATTCTCAATTCAGAGCATCTGGAGTCTACACACTTGAGTTTGACGCATCTCAGAATGTTATATTAACATCACAAACGATAAGACTGGTTGTTGGATTTTCTAACAAAGGTCCTTTTAATACTCCGGTTTATATACCGGATGTTACTACAATGATATCGATCTTTGGAGATGTTGATAGATCATTAGAAAACAAAGGATCTTTTTTCCAAAGATCCATACTAACATGTTTAAATACAGGTCCTGTTTTCGCGTTAAATCTTTTAAGATTAAATGATGATGAGGAGACTGCAAATCCTGATGAAGTTACGTATCAGTCATATTCACTTGATACCGAAGAATATAACGGTGAAGTAACCAGTAGGTTATATTCATCATACTATAACAAGGAGAGATTTTGGTTCGCTGATCCAAATTATTTTCTTGCTACATTAAGTGTTGCTGATCAGGGTAAACTATTCAATCTAACAAATCTTGGTAAGTCACCTATGAGTATAATTACTAGAAAATCTACGGATTCGTCTAGACCACTTAGAGGATATGATATTTTTGCTATTGATTGGTATGGTGCAGATAACGTTCCTAGTTTTATGCATCCATATGACTATATGGCTGATTATTTCATAGACGTTATCGCAATATATGGTGATTGGACAAATTATCAAGCATTAGCTCTAGATCCTAAATGGAGCACGTACTTTACTGATAATGGATTTATAAAAAGTAGAATTGATAATTTCCTATCTGAACCTGATGTATCTATAGTTACTTCAGTTACTGGATGTATCATACCTGATTTCGTTGATCTTAATGGTGTTACTCAATACATTCAGGTATTAATAAATAACAGTACTCCTTCAACAGGGTTATTTTGTGCAATAGATGAACAAGCTTTCGATGACATATGTGCTAATGGATCTAAAATAGATTTAGTAGGTAATCACCTTATCGATGAATTAACCGGTGATAGTGATCTAGCTACTCCAAGAATAAATTTCTTAAGTTATGATCAGGTTCTTGTTTCTGACTACCTTTATACACAGAACGTAATAGGAGTAACAGGAGCTACTGGATTTAATAGTGCTACTGGAGCAACTGTTTATACTACTGGATCTAAAGTGGGTACGCTATATACACTAACCGGAAATTCTGGAGCAACAGCTGGTATCGTTCAGCAATCATTCTTACCTTATGATGCTAATGCATATGATGGTGGATTACACTATCTACAAACTAGTGGAACGTACGGAACAACAGCGGGATATTTACAGAATGCAGCTAATGTTAATTCACTTAAGACTTTCTTAACTGTAACATCGTCTAATGACGAGAAATTCATATTGGGTGTTGTTTCTGGATATACTGGAGGTTTAACTGGCGCATTACTTAACCAATTTGCAGAGGCAGATTTAGTTAAACTTAAAGTTACTGGTACCAGAGATATCTCGGGGGCACTTAGAATTTTCTGGACTCATCCATTAGATACATCATTCTATAGAGGACAGGGTATAACGGTTACACCTACTTTTAATTTAACGTCATATAATACGGGAGCTTCTGGAAGTAATCCTTCATTCTATACTAATGCTTACCAATTTGGTAATTCCGATTATCTTGATATTATCAACGTAGCTACACCTAGTGGGGTTACAGGACCGGGAGCACCTACTGGAACATCAAATGTGCTTGTCGGATATAATGCTTCTGCTCTTTTCCAGGATAACAAATATGCTGAAATAACTGATGGAGATATCGCTTGGACCAGCTCGGACGGAACTTCACTTAGATACTTAGGTTTTGAATCAACAGTTGATAAGGACCAGTTTAATATGGTTTATACCAGAGCATTTAGTAATGTATCAAGAGCTAACGAAACAATTACAAACATACCGGCATTTGCTAGCACATATGCTTCAAATAATATAGGTCTTCCAGTAGGAACACAAGATTTTGATATAATTTCTCAGGAAGGTTCAATTAACCAATTTGTAGATTGTACTAAAATAGACGTTACCACATTCTTGGTTACACTGGATAGTAATAGTAACGTTCCATTCTCGGTAGGAGATTTGGTAGTTTCTACTGATCTTGATATATGTGAACCTGCTACGGGTAACAGACAAAGCAGATTAGCAAAGATAACATCTGTTGCTATGACAACAACATTAGGAACTTATAGAGTTACCTCAGCTAGACCTGTACTTTATTATACATCAGGAACAGGAATTAGAGTTCAGAAATTCAAATCAATTGCACAGTTTACAAGATCTTTTGATTTTAGTTATCTAAGCGGATTTACTATGAACGAATCTCATAGACCAAACGGAAGCGACGCTAGAATTTCTGAAATATTGGATGTTATGTATGACACTAATATAGCTAAAACACTGGCTGCTAAGGACGTTATATCATTCAGATACATCGTGGATACTTTCTCTGGTCAAATATTACCTAACTCTAAATACCAATTAAGTAGATTGGCTAAGCTTAGACAACAGGCATTAGCATTAATAAACGCTCCTTCAATGGCTCAATTTAGAGCAAGTACGGATCCTAGATTTACTGATGCACCTACAGCGGCTAACCCATATCCAAGATTAAATACTGCTTATATTGTAGATGGTGGTAATTTATCTTTGAATCCATCTTATACATTTAGTTTACCTAGTGAGGACGAAGGAGCTAAGTATGCTGCTTTCTATTCTCCTTATATCACAGTAAGAGAAAATAATAGAAACGTGGAGGTTCCACCTTCTGCTTACGTTTCTAATAACTTCCTAAGAAAATTTGCAAACGGTGAACCTTATGCAATTATAGCAGGACAGAAAAGAGGGGTTATCAGTGGAGGTAATATAGTTGGTGTTGAATATGATTTTACCGACGAGGATAGAGGAAATCTTGAACCATTCGGTATTAACCCAATTATAAAAAGAAGAGGTATTGGAGTAGTTATTTTCGGTAACCAAACTGCATATCAGCAAGTTAATTCCGCATTTAACCTTGTTCACGTTAGAGATTTGCTAATCAGCGTAGAAAATGACGTACAGGAAATATTAGCAAATTATCTATTTGACTTCAATGACGATTCTATCAGACTTGAAATAAAAACATTAGTGGATAACTACCTAGATGGAGTTAGAGCAGGTGGAGGTATTTATGCTTATCAGACTGTTATGGATGCTTCGAATAATACCCCTGCAATCATCGATATGAATATGGGAATAATCGACATCATAATCGAACCAGCTAGAGGTATACAGAAATTCATTAATAGAATCACTGTTACTAGAACTGGCGGAATCGCATCAGGAGGATTTATACAATTTGCATAATATCCCAACCAAAGATAAATATTAATAACTATGGCAGGATTACCACATTTTCAAAATTCACTTTCAGGAACAAACAGATTTGAACCTGTTTACCTGAATCAATTTGAAGTTACTATAATCCCACCAGCTGCAGTAGCTGGTGGTGATCTTTTATTGCAACATGTAACTAAAGTTAGTGGTTTATCTTTAGATAAACACCCTGGATTGGCTACTCAGAAATATAAGTTTGCTAAAAGAAATTATGCTGGTGCTAAACCAGACCAAACATACCTTGATTTAAGTTTAAGCTTCAATGTCAATCTTAATGATGACAATTCGATGTATGTATTTAAGACTTTAAGACAATGGTCAGACCTTATATACAACCCATTAACTGGAGCTA